TTAGCCATTGAGCACCTCCTGGCTGGGCGTAAAAGCGAACGTGATCGGACCGGACCCCACTTGGGAGCCGAACCGCGGATCGCTCGGAAAATCCAATGGGCCGATATTCAAAAACGCTTGGAGCGTGGTCGCAGGATCGGGCGACTCGTTGCCCAGCGCATCGATCAGCGCCACCTCGACGTCATACAGGCCAAACGCCAGCGGCGGCGTGTCCAGCGTCACGATCGGCAGCGTCTGCAGATGATTGCCCGAAAGATGCCCCGCCTGCAGCCATCCGGGCGCCGGCGGTCGCCCCAAAAACGGATCAACCAGATGCGCGCCGAACAGATGACCAGCCAGCGGCGTCTCACCCGGTCGCAGCGCGAACCGTCCCAGCACAGCGCCGTTGATCCGCACCTCCGCGCGATCACCCGCCACAATCGAATCAGCCACCGGAATGAAAACCGCAATCGCCGACATCAGTAGGGTGGGCACCGCCCACCAATCTCCAGTCTCTAGTTTCCAGTCTCCAGTCTCCAGTCTCCAGTCTCACGTCCGTCCATTCGACCGTCGCAACTCCCCGTCCGTCAGAACCAACTGCGTCGATTGCTCGCCGTCCAGTTTGAACACCTTCTGCACGATCACCGGAAAGTCCCCATCCCGCGCCGCGTTGCCTCCGAACGAGATATCCACCACATCCGACTTGGTCCGTCGGATCCCCAGCACGGAATCCCCCAGCGCATACTCATCATCCATCGCCACCCAGGGGATCAGAGGATCGCCGCGCAGCGCCGCCCCCTGATGCCTGCGCAGCATCGAAAGGGCGAACCGCCTGGCTCGCGGCCCATCCAGCACATCCGTCCCCAGCCCGAGCAGCGTGTTGTCCCCATGCGACTGCGCATCGATATCCCGAAACGATTCCTTCGCGCTGATCAGCCGAGTGATCCGATGATCGCGCACCGCGCTGTTCGAGTCGAACGCGATCTCATCGATCCGCCCGTCCAGATCAGTCACGCAGGTCACCGCCACACGCAGAATTCCCAGCAGGTAGGCGTGATAGAAATTGTCCGCGTTCCCGTCATTGGGAAAGATGATCGATTCTTCGTCGCCATCCTGCGGATGCTGTCCCACGGTCAGCATATCTTCCACATCGAAGTAGATCGCGAACTGTCGAGGGTGAACGCGCACCTTGATCGATATGGGCAGCCGATCCCAGGTCAGCCCACTGTCGGTGGAAAGTTCCACCAACACCCCTTCGCGGCGCCCCGTTTCGTCCATCACGATGGTGGGCAGCATCTGCCGCCGGCGCAGCACCTGTTTGTCCAGCGAGATCGCCAGCGCCGCCAGATCGCTCAATCGCGCCGGCTGGTTGTAGTTGGTCCATGGACCCGCCGATCGGTTCATCACCGTCGGATCAAGCTCACCGCCGAAGTCCGCACCCCACAGCCGACCGACGAATCGATTGTTGGTCTCCGCGAAAAACTGCCCCTTCTTGTGGTATCCATCCCAGAACGTCGTCCCCTTGAAGCTCTCGAAGCGCAGCACATCGTCATCCACCTGGTAATACCGCGCGGTCAAATCGTCGATGTTGCCCGGATCAACGTCATCCCATTCCCCGTCCGGCGCCCAGAACGGTTTGATCTCCACGGTCACTTGCAGCAGTTTTCGCCCACCAATAACTTCCACGTGCGACGCCATGTTGCCCGTGTCGCGCTGCGCAGTCAGGCTGGCCAATTGGTTGTGCTTGAAGATGTCGCTGAGGCTGTGCAGTTTGCCGCTGGCGTCATGGTGCCCACTGATCGCCATCGGATCGCCGGACCGCTGCAAACCCAGCGTGCGCTGCGTGCGATCGCCCGCGGTCCAGAATTCCATTTGCGTGCTGACGCTGATGCTGGTCGCGTTGCCGCTGCCTTCGTGCCGTTCGCTCATGCGCATCCCGGTCGCGTCGCTGATCGCCTCGATCGCTTCCAGAAGACTCAGCGTTTCGCAGTTCAGCGCATTGGCTCTGCGGGTCATGGTTTCCTTCCAGCCTTCGGGCGCTCGATCGGCTGGAATGACCACATCATCTTCATCCAGAAAGTGCCAGAAGTCCGGCGCCGAGCCGTTTCGCGTCGCGCCCCAAAGCTCGTCGAACGACAGGCCGAATGCCGACGCGTCGAACCCATGCAGCGCCACCAGGTAGCGCAGAGCTTGCAGATAGGTCCACGGCCTCGCGTTCGGATCACCCTCGAAGGTGAACACGTGGATTCCGCCGTCCACCGTAGGTACATCCGAACCGGTGACAAAGATCGGTCGTCGCGATCGGTTGGGCATCATCACCGGATTGCCCGATTCATCTTTTCCGATCGGGTTGAAGATGCACGGCAGCGCTTCCACGTGCGTCAGCGCGTTGGCGAACGTGGCGTCGGTCACGCCCCCGGCCCCGCCTCCATCGGTAATCACGTTGTCATCGCCGAAAGCGCCGTCGTCATATCCCAGATCGTCGGTCGCCGCTCGGCTGAGCATGTACCGGCCCCACACGTGTCGATGCATGGTCACCGCCATTCGCCCGATGGCCGGTTCGATCTGCATGGTGTCGTTATAGAACGATCGATCGCCGCTTCGACCGATGTTCAGGTTGCGTTTGCTCACGTACCCGTGTGCGATCACATTGACCAGACCCGCGGTGGGCGTCACCGCCGCGATGGCCATGCGCACCATCGGACCATAGATTCGATCGATGTCCGCTTCGGACAGTTCCGAAAACGGCGGCGATCCCTGCGCGGCCTTGGTTTCCTGGGTGAGCAGCCGAAACCGCGCTCGCGACTTTCCGTTGGCCCCTTGATGCGCGTCGATCGGCACGCTGCGATCATCCAGCACCAACACGCCGTTGCCGGGTGAAGCCTCGCGCCAAACCCGAAAAGGCCGCACTTGATTGTCCGCTCTCGTCGGTGGCATGGTCAGAGCCTCAGGCACAAGCCTGGGGAAAACTCCTTCTCATGTATCCAATGGTCAGAAATCAGAACCGCGACCGTAAGGGAGTCGCTCCAGTCTCCAGTCTCCAGTCTCTAGCTCGGCGCCAGCACCCGAAACGTCAACACATCCACCCGCCGCGCCCACCCGGTCAGTTCCCCGCGGCGAATGAGGTCGAACGGCCCGGCCCGATGCGCAATCAGCGACACCCGTGCATACACCCGTCCGCTCTTGACCGTCATGCTTCCTTCCCCCGAGAACTTGGTGTCGATGATCGACTGTTCGATCGCTTGCAGAATCGTCAGCGTCCGCGCCCGAATCAGCAATTCCCAACTCACCTCGAACCCGCCTTCGCCAAGCGTGTGCTGATATTCGCCGATGTGTCCCGCGAACCCGAATGAGATCGCGTTCTTGCGTTGCTCGCTGACGGTCACCTTGACCGCCGAGCGCGCGTCATCCGGATACTTCGCGCTCCCGGGCAATCCCACGTCGAGACCCGTGAATGTGGGTGTGGCGAGTGTAACCATCAGTCGCCCACCTCCGCCGGCGTGGGCGACACGGTCCCGGCTTCCGCCCGCGAGCCGTCATAGTTCGTATTGATGTTGGTGACGTTGATGCTTATACCACGCTTGGCCGCATCGATCTGTACGCGCCTGACTGCCTCCGCGAACTGGTCAAATTCATCATCAAGAGCGCCGGCGAACAAACCAACTTTCTTGGGTCGCGCCGCGAGTGCTTGGCTGATATCCAGGCCCTCATCGCGAGCCTGTGTTAATACCTGGTCCAGGAAGCCGATCGCGAACTCTTCGATGAACGATTCGTCTGTTCGGAAGAGCTCTTCACCTTGACCGATGCGACGTGTCGCTCGCAATTCGTCGAGTTTTAGTCGCGCCTTCTTAAGTGCGCGTTGACCCGTAAAGAAATCCCGGCCAGTCTTGAAAACCAATTCGTCAGCCTGCGCCTCGTCCACTGCTGCCTGGAACACAAGTTCCTGCTGGCCGGTCCTAACAATGTCCTCGAACTCGGCGACCGAAGCATTGGCGGCGGCCTGCCCGACAGGCGCGGTCACGCCCACATTGGACGCTCTGAATGACTTCTGGAGTCGCAATGACCGCTCCGGCGACAGTAACCCGCCGACTCGTGACGAATCGGAGTCGGTTCGTATGCCCCCAAGGATGTCGCGAGAAATTTGCACCCGCTGCGCTGCCGTCAGGTTATCCGGGTCAAGGCCGCGCTCTTGGGCAACCCGCGCGATCTCCGTGTTGAAGTTTGCTTCCGCGCCCGCGATCGCAACTTGCTCTAGCGTGATCAATGACTGCGCCGCCAGCTCGCGAGATACTTCCACTTGCCGAGCTTGACCGGTGAGCGTAAGCACGTCCTCGAAGGGCACGTTGGATTGAATCAATCCCGTGCCCCCCCTGGCCAATATATCCACGAATTCTCCGGTGGATGATGCTTTGGACGCAGTCGCGGCGGCGGCGACTTGGGCGACGGCCAGCTTCGCCTCTTCCTCCGAACCCAGTTTCCCCGCGGTCTTCAGGAACGCGATAAGCTGTCCGGCTTGGTTCCCGGTAAAGCCTTTCGATCCTGCGAATGCCGCGATCGCTTCAGCGATTTTCTGGTTGTCGCCGCCAAGCAATCCGCCCTGATCGGCGAACGCGATATCCGCAGACACACCGAAACTGCTGGCCGTCTGTGCGTCGAACCCGCCCGCGACGCGCAGCTTGGTTAATACATCGACGCCCTGCGCTTCATCCACGCCGAGTTGACGCGCCAGAATGCGCGCCTGCCCGCTCACGCCAACCGCGCCTTCTGAGAATTGCGCTTGCAGTCGCTCGATCTCTTTGAGGATGTCCAGAAATTCGCTGAACAGCCGCCTGATGGCCTCGAACCCCGCGAACGAGGTGATCATTCCGGTCGCCCCCTGTGCGACCTGTTGCATCACCCGTTGTTGGACCGAAAGCTCTTCGGTCAATCCTTTGGTTTTTTGACTCGCCTTCTCGCCGGCTTCGCCCGCGCCCTCTGTCTGCTGACCAACCTCCTCCACCTCCACGCCCATGGCGCGCAGCGCTTTGATGGCGTCCTCAGCGCCTTCGACGCGAACGACTTGCACAAATGGTTTGAGTGGCGCCATGGCTATCCAGTGGTCAGAAATCAGAACCACAACCGTAAGCGAGTGGCTCCAGTTTCCAGTCTCTAGTCTACGCCGGCGGCGCCGGCGGCGCGTACGTGATAATGCTGGCCAGCGTGTCGCCGGCACCCACCCGCGCCCGCGCGTTGACCGTCACCGTTCCCGTCTGCTGGCCGCTCTTGCGCGGCAGCGACGTCGTCGAGCTTTGGCCGCGAACATTTTTGAACGTCCACGTGCCAGGGTTGGTGTCCACCGTCCCTTTGATCTTGCCGGTCACCACCAGGTTGCCCTCGGGCTGCGACAGAAACACCTCCGCCGCGCCGGCGTTGTTGAACGTCAGACGAAGTGGAATGTTGATCCCCACTGAATCATCCTCGGGATCGAGCCCGTCTCCCTCGAAAATCTTGGTGACCTCACCAATGTCGTACGATAGCTCCACCAGCCGATCGACCGCTTGGGTGCTCAGCGTCACGGTTTTAGCGTACGACGCGAGAATGGTTGGCATATCCAGCTCCTTCTACTTGGTTTCGTACCGAATGGTCAGACCGATTTCGATCCAGACCAGTTTGCTCTCGCGACTTCCTTCCGCTTCATCCACGAACCAGTCCCGCGCTTCGGCGCCGGCCACGATCCCGCCCGCGTCATAGGCGAACAGCCTGGCCGCCTCCTTGATCACCCCCGCCAGTTCCGCCGTCGCTTCGTCCTGATGCTGCGTGCGATCGTCCACCGCGTGCGCTTCCAGTTTCTTGACCGCGACCAGCGTGTAGTTGGCCGCGTCAACGTCTTCGCCGTCGCCGGCGTCATCATCCACCGTGTTGTCCGTCACCCACAGCGCCAGCATCGGCGTGACCTTGGCGTCCTTGATCGGCTCCATCACGTGCTGGCGTTTGATCGATCGGAAGTAACCCGTGATCGTCGCCTGCGCCAGAAACGCAGTCATAATGTCCGCGAACGGTTCAGCCATCGCCTCGATCCAACTAAGTGCCGCCCAGCCTGCGATTCATCTCTTCGGTGAACGCCACGTCCCAAACATCAACGTTGCGCGACACGCCTTCCGACAGCCAGCGCGTCGCTTTGATCGTGACCCGCTTGAGCAAGATGAACATCGGGATGAGCGCTTTGACCCGTCCGTTGCTTCGACCGCGCACGCGCAGCGGTCGCACCAGAAGCGGCGGCTTGCCCCGCCGTTTGAGCAGAAACATATCCGGGTACTTGGCCTGCGCTTCGCGCGGCCCGCCCGGAAAGCGCGGCCGGCCCGATGGCGTCTTGGCGCCCGCCAGTGGCACGGCCAGCGCCTTGCCTTTGACCGGCTTGATCACGCCGCCCTCTTCCTGGATGCGCGCATACGCCCGCGCCGGACCCTTGATCGTTCCGATCTGAGCCAGCACCACGTCGCCCACCCGAAATACCCGGCTCGCCACCGAGCCAGCCAGGATGCCTGTGCGCGTTTGCAGCGGTGACCCGCGAAACTGCGTCTGTGCGATCCGGCTGGCCAGCCGCGTCGCCGCCGAGTTCACCGCCGGCATCAGCGCCCGCGAGAACAGTTCCGGCTGAGCGCGCAGCACCGCGATCGCTTCGTCGCTGGCCGGCGCAATTTTCAAAACCGGCAGAGGCATTCACAGATCCGTCCTTGCAATCAGAGCCCCAGGCACGGTGTGTCCGTTAGTCAGAGGACATGCCGCCTGGGGACACTCTTCGTATTCACGTGTGCCACTGCTCTGTGAGCAGTGCATCATGTCCGCGAGTCAGAGGACATGCCGCCCACCAATCCACTCACAAATTCGACCGCCGCAAACCGGGTACAATGTCCTGCGACACAAACGGCAGCAGCCGCTGCTCCACCGAATCCAGCGTCGCCGTCCCCACGTTAAACGATCGCTCACCCAGATGGTCGCGATGCTCGAACATATGCTTGGCCTGAAAGCACGCCGCCTGGATCACGTCCGCCGGCAACGCCGGAACCGTCACGCCCACCGGTGCGATTTGCCCGGCGACCAGGTACCCGCCGGTGTACGTCAACCGCACGCATTTGATCCCACCCAGAAACCGACCCTGCCGACCGCCGTACAGTCGCCAGATGCGACCGCGCTGCGCTTCGACGACGAAGTCTTCGTCTTCGACCAGCGCGTCGGCGTCCGCCAGTTCGCTGATGATCGCCGCCTCCTTGAGTTCCGTTACCGCCGCGATCGGCCAGCCCTGCGCATCGATAGACTTCTCGCCGCCCACGTGCGTCTCGACGCGATCGACGAACATCTCCAGCAGACTGCCCGCGACCGCGTCATACGCGCCCGCCGCTCGGGCGATCATGTTGCTCGCCAGATCGATCATCTGGGTGATCACCGCGTCGTCGGCGTCATCGCTTTCGCCCATCAGATCTTTGACGTTTTGCAGTGTGCAAAGTGCCACGCTGGTAAAGTCTCCAGGGTTCAGTGTTCAGAAACTAGTGGTCAGAAATCAGAACCACGACCGTAAGGGAGTGGCTCCAGTCTCCAGTTTCTGGTGTCTAGTTCTCGGGCGCCTCAACTTCGACCGCGTCCACCGGCACGGGCTTGCTCGGATCAAAGTCGCCGCGCAGCGCGGCGATCTTGCCGAGTCCGGCGCGAACCTGCCCGTCCGCCTCGTACTTTTTCATCACCACGCGATCGCCGGTCGTATAGGTCTTGCCGTCGAACCGGAACGCGGGATGAATCACTTCAAGCTCCACGTAATCGTGGGGCTGAATTTCGATCTTCTGTCCGTCCATCGCAATCTCCGTAATAGGTGTGCCACTGCTGTGTCAGCAGTGCTCTTGCCGATCCGCGTCCCGTTACTTCGTCGACGTCCCGGTCACCTGCTTATCGCGCGGCGTGTCATCGACCGACTTACCGCCGCCCTTGCCATCCGCGACCTTGGCTCCGCGAATGAGCACATCGCTCAAGTGAGCCACATCCGCTTCGTCCGCGACGAATTCCACGGTGTCACCCATGGCGCGGCTTTCCTCGTTGTCGGGAGACACCCGCCCGACACCATCCACCTTGATTCGTCGTTTCGTCTTGTATTTGTACGATGCCATGTTCGATGCTCCTTCGAATGCAGTTTGAATTCGTTTCGATACGAGCCGCGAATCAGAGCCCCAGGCGCGAGCCTGGGGACATCTTGATCCGCGGCGCCCGTTCTGCTCAACTACACCGGCGCCTGCGCCGGATTCCGCAATTCCGCGACGATCCCGTAGAACGCCGAGTTGGTTCCCGCGATGATCACCACGCAGCGCACGAATCGTTTCGCGCCGCCCGCGTGTCTGCGATACTTGATCGACGGGCTCACGTCGTTGACCACGGTGGCGTCCAGCAGCGCCGGCAGCGCCGCCCCGGCCACATCCGCCCACGTCGTCCCGTCGTCGCTGTCTTGCAGCTTGAACGTGAAGGTGGTGGCGGCGCCGATCGATGTGATCAGCGCCGTGAACACCACGTCCTTGAAATCGCGTGCGTCGATGGTGAAGCCGTTGGTCGTGCTGGCCGAACTGCTGCGCGGCTGCATCGCGACGGCTCGCTTGGTGTCGGTCAATGGATCCATGATTTTTTCTCCAAAGCGTGCGTCAAGCACGCGGGTTGTGAATCAGAGCCCCAGGCGCAAGCCTGGGGACCATCTTCCATTCTTCCCCCAGTCACGGTGTGTCCGTTAGTCAGAGGACATGCCGCCTGGGGACCATCTTCGTTTCCAGGTCAGCAGACTACGACAGCGCCGTCCGCAGAACGCTCATCGCCTCGCCGCTGGTCTCCTGAATGTCCTGACGCAGCACGCCCATTAGCGTAATCTGCCCTTCAAGGAACTTGACCTCGGTAGACCGTTTGATCTGCACGCTACGTCGCGTCCCCAAAGCGCCCCAGGCGCGCAGCGAACCGAACGCGATGAACTTGCTGCCCGCGATGATCTCCGCCGACTCGGGCAAGATTTCGACCTCGCGCACCGGGTATCCGAACACGCGCAGCGGGAAGCCCTCGGTCGGCCCCTGGAACAAAGGACGGCCATCCAGATCGGTCATCCGCTCCAGCACGCCGGCGATGTCGCTGGAGCAATACCAGGCGCAGTCCGGCTCCGAGCGAACCCACTTGTCCACCGCGTACTTGGTCTTGACCAGATCATCCAAGATCAGATCGGTGATCGCCGTCTTGGTTGGAGGCATGGTCACCAGCACCGTATTGGCCGACGGAAAGACGCCGGTGATCCCGGCGAACGCGCTGGTCCCGTCACCGAGAAATGCGTTGGTGTCCTCGGCGATGGCGAACGCCAGCGCCATTTCCGTCGCCACCAGTTCGCCGATGCCGATCACCGCATCCTCATCCAACTCCTCGTCGATGAACACGAGCTGCGCCCACTTCTTGGCGGTCAGCGTCACCAGCGCGAACGACAGATCGCTGGCCGTCGGAGCCTGCCCCATGTCCGGGTAGTACACCGTCAGCCCGCCGGTTCGCTTGGGAATCGACGTGCGTTCGCGCCCCATCGGCACCGGCATCAGAAATTGCCGCGCCGTGCCGAACAGGTTGACGTGCCGGATCAGCGACGCATTGAATTCATCCGGGGCCAGGTAGCCGCCCGAGGTGTCCGCCGAACTGGACATCGCCTTAACGAAATCTTCGCCCTTGACGAAGTGCCCGTTGCTGTTGCGCATGGTGTAGTCGCGCTCGGCGAACGATTTGGCGCAGCGTTCGCGCACCGCGCTGTCCGAATTGAACTTGGCCAGACACCACAGACCGAAGTCGCCGGCCATCTTCTCGTTGTCGAATGCGCCCTTGTAGCGCGGATCGTATTCGGTGATTTTGTTCCCACCGCCGCCCGACATCTGCCGGGTGAACTTCTCCAGCGTCTCCTTGACGCCGGTCAGGCTCTTGGCCTGTTCGTCCAGCGCCTTTTGCTGTGCTTCCATCGCCTCCTTGGTCGCCGCGATTTCCGCAGGATCGATCCCTTCGAGCTTTTCGTCGAGCTTCTTTTCAAGCTCGGCCTTCTGCGCCTCGACGCCCTTGATCAGCTTGTCGAGCATCTCTTTGACTTTGTTCTCTTCCATGAGAATCACTCCTTGGCGGGCGAACCGCCGAACATTGAGTCCTTTCAACTGTGGGTCGCGCCCACCCGTATCAATCACGCCAACTGCGAACCGCGTCATCCACCAGCTCGCAGATTTCTTTTTCCATCACGCCGCCGTCGCCGGATCGCGGCTCACCATCCGCGTCGTCATCGGCGGCGCCGTCGTCGCCAACGTCTTTGACCGATCCGAACACACCCGAAAAGTCCAGCGACTTCTCCAGCGCCGCCAGCCGTTCGTCATACGCCGCCATCAGTTCTTTGACCTTGCCGCTGTCGTCGGTTCGCGTCGCTTCCGTCGCGATACGGCTGGCGATGTAGGCGTTGATCACCAGGGCGTTGCGATTCGCCGGAACCGGCACGGCGCTGATCTCCAGCAGTTCCGCCCTGGTGATGACTTCCACGCCGTCGCGCTTCTCGGTGTCGCGCACCCGAAAGCCCACGCTGAACGCCCGCTGGGCGCGAGATTTATAAGCCCGCCAGTGATCCTCTCCCCCCTGGCTGTCGATGAACTTGGCCACGCCGACCAGCGGGTTCTTATCGGTGGCCAGTTCGGTCACCAGTCCGATGACTGACGTTTGCCCCGTCCAGATGCGATGCTGATGCGCCGCCAGCAAAACAGGGTTGCGCAGGTAGGTGCTGCGCAGTTCATGGAACGCGCCGGCGTCCACAATCTCGCCGTGATGATCGATGCTGTCATCTGAGGCGATGAACCGCACCGTTCGATTCTCCAGATCGATCGCCTTGTCTTCGTCGCAGACCATGGCGCACGCCAGATAGTCGTCTCCATCCTGGTCGCCGAACAGCGACTCGAACTGTGTGGGAATCAGACTGCGGTAGTCTTTGATGCGAATCGCTCGCATGATTATCCTTTCGTTACGCCGCCTTCTTGTTCTTGCGTGGGTGCATCGGTCGCCACGCGACGAACCGAACCGCGTCGTAGTGCTGATCGCTAAGCTGCTTGCCGCTCACCGTCTCCGCGGCGACCAGCATGCAACTGCAACTGATCCGTTCATCCGCCGGCAGCTTGCCGTCGCCTGGATATTCCGCTTCCGCCACCGATCCATCTTCAGGGTCGATCAACTGAAACTTCTCGCCGGCGGGCACCGGTGTGCGAAGCGTCGCAGCTTCGATGTCCCGATGGCTGGGTCGCACCGTGTTCAGACCGCTGGATAGCCATCGCCGCGCCTTGATCCCCGCCTGGTTGAATCCTTCGTGCCGCCCGGCGCTAATCGCTTCGTGGACTTCCGTCTGGGCGATGCGAAATCCGTGCCCCGCGCGGCGACCGAGCATATCGCCCAGCGCTTCGGAGATTTCCGCCAGCGATCGGCCCTGGTTGACCCCGCGCTGGAGCACCGTGCGAATCGCTTCCTGCGTGGTGCGATTCACCTTGCGCACCTTGATGGCTTGGGTGGTCAGCCGCCGCTTCATCGCCGGCGACTCGATATTGAAGGTAAAATCTTCGGGCGCTTCCGCTTCCCGCGCCGCCTGTTCGCCGCCCAGTTCCGCCGACTCGCGGAAAATCACCGAGCTAAGCAATTCGAGCTTGCGGTTTTCGGTCTTCAGATCGAACACGATGCGTTTGAGCCACTGCTCTAGTTCTGCTTTGGTTGTGGCGGCCTTGGTATTGGCTTTGGTGGGCAGCCCCGCTTTTTTCAAACGCGATATCACCTCATCGCCTTGGCGTTTGAGAAATCGTTTGTATTGATGCGCCGCCTGGCGGCTCAGTTCCGCGTAGCTGGCTTTCCATTTTTTGTGAATGCGCCGCCGCCGCGCAGCGGAGTCCGCCTTTTCCAGTTCGTCGGCCATCGCCTTGGCCGACCTGCGAAACTGCGACATCGCGCGAGATGCGTTTTCATTCTCGCCGTCGGCGTCGCTGTCTTCGCTCTCTTGAGGCGCGCCTTCCGGTTCGCTTTCGGTCGCCAGCAGATTCGCCGCGTCGGCGAACACCAGGCTGATTGGAACCAGTCCCGGCGAGACCAGCGGCTCATCGCCCCACGGTTGTTTGGGAATCGGCAGATCGTATACGTCGATCAGCACGTTGATGGGGATGCCGTGTTTTTGCAGCGCAAGAATCGCGTCCACGTTTTTGACGTCGCGCTCCTTGAGTGCCTGCACGCTGGTGAAGATCGGCTCGACTTCATGCAGATCGTTCAGCGGGCTTTGCACGAACCCGTTCCAGCAATCGACGACGAACTCCACCTCGGCGATGCCGGTCATATCCCAGAAGAATTGCTCCTGCTGTCGGGTGTTGTTGAACGTGGCGTTGTCATAAATGCCGGAAAACATCGGCGGCGTCAGCGACGGCGCCACCTGCTCGTCGCGGGTGATCGCCTTGAGCGCCGTCATGTCCAGATCTTTAAGCGTCTGCGGCGGGGCGAACGGCTTCATCCCGTCCCAGAAAATCATCGGCTTGCCGCCGTTGATATAGCTGCCCCACCCGGCGCGCAGATCGCGCAGCATCTCTTTGCGTTTGACCGGATCGACGTATTTATCCGTGCCCAAGCAGACGCCCAGATGCGCCCCGTTCTGAAACACCGCCGCGCCGTACCGACCGGCGAAGACGTATTCGTCCATCGCCACCTGCGCCGAGGTGAATGGGGACATCGACTTGAGCACGTCATCGGGATGCGGAAAGTACAGCCGGCAGACCTGATCCAGTTCCAGGCGTTTGGTGGATGCCGTTCCCCGCGGCGTCCAGTCCCACCCGACCAGCAGGCCATTTGTGGTGGCCGGTTTCATTTCCCGCTTGGTGGCGATATGCACCGCGGGCAGCATGGAACGCGCCGCGATGTCCGGTTTGATCCAGAAAACCTCGCCGTCCCGATAGCGCAGCATCACCGTCCGTTGCAGAAACGATCGCCGCTTCTCCATCGCGTTGGGCTGTTCGAGCAGTTTCCAGGAGTCGTCGTGGTCCGGTACGGTTTTCTTGGTGGCTTTGTTGACCACGCGAAGTTGCACGCGCGACACGCTGCGCATGATCGCCGCGATCGGCGTGTAGACGTACACCGCGTCTTCCAGTGGGTTGGAGACGTGGCGGGTCGTGTCGGTGTCATCGTCGGCCATCAGCGCCCGCAGAATCGTGTTCTGGTTAAACGCCTTGACCGCGACGCGGGCCATCCCGCTTCGCACCCGATCCACAAATTGTTTAACGTCCCATCCCATCATACTCACAGAAAATCAAAGCCCACGTCGCTGGCTTCCTTGCCCGCGTGCAGCGACAGCGCATTGGAATAAGCGATGTCGCAGTGAGAGCGCTTCTCCACCGGGTTCTTGGTTTCGTGCAGGATCAACTTGCCGTTGCGCTCCTCTTTTTGGATCGCGTGAATGTCGTGGATGATGTCGTCGCAGCCCTTGGCGGGAATGCGCTGCCGCACGTCCTGATACGTCTGCATCAGCGTCGATCCCAGCGCCCCCTTGCTCGACGCGAAGTTCACTTGGGCGAACATCCCCGGATAGCGCTTGGCGGTCTGTTCACAGCTTTCCATGCCCAGCCCGGTGGCGTCACCGGCGCCGAGCATGCCGCAGTCCATCCCCTGCCAGACGCATTTGCGCATGAAGTCGAAGTCCATCTTGTGCATGGACAGCACCAGTCGCAGCCAATACACGTCGCCTTCCAGCGAGTTGACCCAGATCGGCGACAGGTGACCGGTGCGGGCAATGTCCCATCCCAGCATATACGTCTTGCCGCGCGGCAGTGTCGCAAACACGTTTTGATAATTGGGGTTGTAGACTTCGGGCGAATCGACATCCAGACGGATGACCTCGTAGTCGGCCTTGGCCAGTTCCAGATATTTCCACGAGACCAGCGCGTCGAGTTCGTCGCTCTCCTGCACCAGGTACTCGCGCACCCAGCCCGCCGGATCGGCGTAAAGCTCTTCGAGTTCCGCCGGCGTCGTCGTCTTGCCGTCCTCGTCGACCAGCTTCATCCCCTCGCGCACGGCGCGGTGGATGTCCACCGTGGAGACGAAGTACTTACCCCGGGCGTTGCGGCACAGTTCGGCGTGCTTGGTGTCGCTGCCGCGCGGCGTGCTGATCGCGATGATGCGAAAGCCGCGGGTGATCAAAGGAAACACCACCCGCCAGTGATCGCGCCCACCGTTGGGAAACAGCGCGAACTCGGTGAAGATCACGTTGCCGGTCAGGCCCGCGATCGCGTCCGGGTCCGCGCCGGGCAGCGCCGTCACACTACCGCCGCCGGGCAGCACCACCGTCTTGCTTTTGACCGTGCACCACTTCTGCTCGTTGCGTGACCAGTAGGTGGTCTCGTCCTCGACGAAGTTCATATCGGTCAGCACCACGCCCCATGCGCGGCAGTGCATCTTCACCTTGTCGAACGTGGCCAGGCTCTGGCGCTCGGTCAGCGACACGATGAACCACGCCTGGTTTTTCTTAAGCGCGTCCAGCGTGGCTTCCAGCGACGCGGTGAAATCCTTGCCCGCCTGTCGGCACCAGCGATACACCTTGATGCGCGCCGCGCTGGCGATGGCCTCCCGCTGAAAATCACATAACGGAACGACGGCGCCGCCGATCCTATGGCGCGGCGCGTCCTCAAAGCTCGGATCGGGGAACGCCTTATTCGCCACCACGATCATCACCGCCAATGCCGTAAATGTTTTGAATCGCTGCAATCGCTTCATCGCTGAGTCCGTTTTTCTGTCCGTAGTCGGCCACCTTGCGATCCGCCGCTTTCAATCGCTCCTGCTCGCGGCGCTGATAGTCGAGCTTCCACGCCTCGAACTTCTCGCCCACCATCGCCAGCTCCGTTTCCTTGCGGCGATGCTTGAACACGTTCAGCGCCGCCAGCACGCCATTGAGCCGCCCGCTGGTCTTGCCCGCGGTGCAGACCTCCTTGAGCGCCGCCCCCATCAGCACCTTCTCGATCTCGTCCAGCTCGCGATGATCCAGGCCGAAGTGATCGATCAGCCCGTTGAGCACCGCCTTTTCGTCCAGCACGATCTCCACCCGTTTGGAGCGCCGCCGATCCTTGGCGTAGTCCTGCAGGCTGCGCAAACTGATCGCCGTCTGCACCGCGGGGTACGCGTCCCACAGTTCGCTGATCTCCATCCCGCTGTCGATCAGCGCGTCCACCTGGGCGCGCAGTGCGTAGGACAGTTCGTCGATCGCCTTGTTGCCTCGCCCGCGTTTGGCCATTCACCCGATCACTCCCGGTCGCAAAGCGCCTATCGAGCCAGCGTCTTGATGCTGGCGTTGATTTCGCGAAGCCGCGTTCGATAGACTCGCAGCTTTCGAGCCTTCCATTCGATGGTCTCGAAATCCGCGTCGGCCATCTGCTCGATGTTCGATTCGCGATCGCACTGGCTGATGTCGTAGATCAGCGATGACGTGTGCTTCGCCAGATCTTCAAGCAGCCGCTCTTTGTCGCGGTTAAGCGCCACCAGTCGTTCGTCGATCGTCGCGTCACCCATCATTCGCCCCGTCAAAAATCCAGCTGCTAAATGCCCACGAACTTGGCCACAGCCTGAAACGCCACCACCACCAGGCCCACGATGGTCACCAGCCGCGTCACCTGCGTTTTCATGTCGCCGAATTCGGTGCGCAGCGACACGAAGTCATCCCGCCGCACCGAATCCACTTGCAAGTTCTTAACGTCATTGGCCACCGGCACGAACGCGGCCTGCGGCACATACGATTGTTCGACGGTTCGAACTCGTTTTTCCACGTCGCCATACCGCTCGAACAGCGCGGTAATCTCCTGATGATGCCGCGATTGCGATGCTTCGACCTTCGCGGTCAGCGTGTCGATCGACCCGCGCATGCCCGCCATTTCGGCGTTGACCGCGCCGCGTAATTTTTCGATTTCCGCCACCAGACGCTCGTGTTCAACGCTCAAACCTTGACTCCAGTCTCCAGTGTTCACAAATCAGAACCGCGACCGTAAGGGAGTGGCTCCAGTCTCTAGTTTCCAGTCTCTAGTTTCTGAACGCCGCTACGCGGTCCATCTCCCGCCCACTTCACATCCACCATGAACCGCCCGACGGCGATGCAGTTCAGATTCACCAGCGAAAGACCTTCGCATTCGGCGACGATGATCCGCACCGCCGCCTGCGTAAGATGACCAATCGTCACCGTCTTGAGCACTCCCGGCGAATCCATCGCGTTTTGAATCGTTTCCGAAAGCCGCCAAAGCTCATGCGCCACATCGATCACCGCATCCGCCGCGTCGCGATCCAGCCCATCGCATCGCCGCCAGTCGGTCGCTTCAAAATCCTTGATGCCCTGGCAGGCTTTGTGGCTGCTGGCGTCAATGATGCAGTCGCTGCTGGTGCATGCGTTAATGTGCTGATTGGACCAGCATTCCCGCCGCACCGAGTGCCCCGCCTTCATCGCCGCAACCGCCTCAGAAAAAGTCATGTCTAGGTTCCAGTGGTCAGAAACAAGAAACTAGAAGCTCCAGTTTCCAGTCTCTAGTTTCCAGTCTCTAGTTTCTGAACGCCGCCACGCGGTCGTTCCCGCCGCCAAACAATCGTCCCTGCCCCGCGGCCCCATCGGCCACTGCGGACGCCAGGCGTCGAGCGCGGGCGAACTTGCCTTTGGCCCCTGACTTGGACCATTCGCACCATCGGCGAAACTCCAGCCCGTCCACCGCCAGCCAGTATCCATCATCCAGCGTGGCGCAGATCGGCGCGCCTTTTTCGCGGATGCGTTCGATGCATTCTCGCACCCGCCGTTTGCGGATTTCCACGCCCGACTGCGGCGCGATCCCGCAAGCTTCCGCGATCTCCCGCGCGTTGACCGGTCGATCATCGAAGTACCGGCAAAGCAGCGCGTAGACCGATTCGTCGCGATCGCTCAAGCCTTCCGGATTGCCAAACCAAGCCGAGTCCATTTCTAGTGTCCAGTGGTCAGAAACTTGAAACTAGAATTTCCAGTCTCCAGTCTCTAGTCTCTAGTCTCTAGTTCCGTTCCGCCTCCGAAGACCCGTTTCCATTGCGTGCCACTGCGCCGGCAGTGCGATTCACTGGTGCGTCCCGTCCCGGATCCAGCACGCTCGATCGCCGTTTGATCCCGTTGTCTTCGATCGCGATGCCCACGATCACGCTCACGCCCGTTGCGATCACCGCTGCGATCACCGTCTCGCTCGCGTCGATTCCCGCATCGGCCAGGTACGCCGCGACGATCGTCGCCAGCGCCACGCGCACTTTGCGGCTGGTCAGGGGCCGAATGATTCGTTCGATGATCTTTTTCATCTTTCGCGCCTTTCCGGCGAAATCCGCAGCGCCTCGTAGATTTGCTGCGTGGTCAGTGGTTTCGCGGTGGGCACGAAGTTGGACCACTTCGCATCGATCACCGCCGACCCGCGTCCCGCCAGCTCGTCCAGCGTGGCGCGGATTTGCTTGGGCGTGCCCACAAACGTCGAGTATTTCGCATCCACCACCCGAGCCATGTCGTCACCTCTGATCCGAACCGCGACCGTAAGGGAGCGGCTCCAGTCTCCAGTCTCCAGTCTCTATTCGTCCGGCGTAATCGCCCCCACGTCACCCGAATCAGATCCGGTTGCGCCAGCATCCGGTCCGGTTTTCGTCCCAAACATCTGCTCAAAAATCGACTTCGCCAACTCCGGATTCGTTTCCGCCAGGTCGGCCAGTTGCGCCACCGTCATCGAATTCGTGCTGGTTTTCGTGACGTCGGAGGTACCTCGTCCCGTCGCCGTCGCGTTCTGATCCACCAGCCCGCCCGGCGCCGCCAGTCCGATCGGCGCGGCGGCGGACACTTCTGGCGTGATGGTTTGCGTCGGCGTTTGCGTCCCCGTCGCGGCTGCGTTTTGCGTTCCCGATCCGCTGCCGGTGGTCGCTCCGATCGTCGATGCTGGGGCGGTTCCTCCGGTTTGGACGGTAAAGTGCGTAATTTGCAGATACCCCGCCTTGCCGTCGGCAAACGCCAGATTCTCATCGGAGAAACCGTTGACCGTGGTCGGGTAGGCCCCTTCGGGTCCAAACGTGACCCCCGGTCCCTGGCCGGGCATTTTTTCGCCGCGTGGTGCGTTCACCACCCAGAATGTCACATCATCGCCGCGGGTGGCCTGATCGTTGGTTCCCCCGTCGGTCGGCGTGTTCACGCTCTGGCCCGGCGTTTGATCGAACCCCTGATCGGTCGATTGCGCGCACCCCGCAAGGCCCCCGGCGAGTAGGGTGGGCACGGCCCACCAACCCAAAAGTGACACACACTTGACACTCATCTGACGAATCCGCATCATATCAAATCTCCTGTAAAACAAGGTGTTTTCGCAAAGTGCCACGCCGTGGCACCGATCGTATGTGTAGGGCGGGCCATGCCCGCCGTTGGTGCCAAAGCAACGCGACGGACGCCGGGCATGCACCGCCGTCCGTCGCGCACCGGGACCGGACGTCTCCGGCCCCCTGTCGTCGTAAAAAGGTTTTCGTGAACCCCGACCCCGCCGCCGCGCCGGTCACCCGTGGCGCGGCGGGGGTGGGGTCCTCGCTGAGTACCGTGACAACAGCGTCCGCCGATCCATCCATGAATCGACGAACGCCAAGCGCTCGCGCGTAGGGTCCGCTATTGCGGACCACCGTCGCCGAAAGGTTTCGCAAGCCGGTATGGTTTTGGGGCGCGGCGGCGCCGTTGGCGCGATCACCGCCGCGCGAAGAAGAAGAAAGGGAATTCCGAAACCTGGAAACCGATCCAGTCTCCAGTCTCCAGTCTCTAGTCTCTATTCTGCTTGCCGTCCGTAGCATTCGCAACGCGATCCTTCGCGCAAAACGAACGCCGAGCCT